TCTTTGAATGAAATATCTCTGTAAGATGATGAATTTAAACTTACAGACGATCCTGTAGGTGTTACACGACCATACGGAGATGAAACGTTCCCAGCGTTACCACCAACTGATAGAATAGCTACAAACTTTGCACCCGATTTAACGCCAGAAAATGATGTTGTTACACTTGCCGCTGATCCGTTTCTAGTAACACTATTATTGAAAATAGTAGTATTTGCCTGACCAAGTTGAGGCATACGATCAACAGACAATGTACCAGCTGTAATATTGCCAGCGTTTATTGTGCCAGCGTAAACATAACTAGAAACAATGCTATCTGCTTCAATAGATGCTTGCTGCCACGAACTCCCATTAAAATGATAATATTTGCCTTGTGACGTATGAAACCACAAATCACCAGCAGAGCCGCTTGGCTGTGAACTCTGATAATAGACTGTAGACTTGCTATTTAGCTGTGAGGTTGTAGCATAACCTGACAGTGATGAACTTGTTATAAAACCAGAGTTATTATTTAATTGACTTGTATTTGTTGGTATATCTGAACTTGCTGCATAAGTGTTAGAAAGATCTGGTATCTGTCCAACTTGCAACGTACCGCGAATAACGCCAGCTCCAAACTCAGCGTCACCATTGTTCTTAATCTGCCAACCAGCAGAACCCGTACTAAAGTTAGAACTTTCAATAGTGTCTGTAATTTGAAAAGCGCCATTAACGCTTCCGTAAGTAATACTTAGAACAGTGCCGCTGACGTTTACTTCAACAGTATAGCCTACCGTCCATTCCTTTTCTGTAAAGCTTGTATTGCTTACAGTTGTTTGACTGTGTGACCAGCCTGTAGGTGGTGAGCTAAAATTAGCATTTGCTACACTAAAAGTACCCGTGTCATCTGTTGGTGCGCTAGGAGCTGTCGCTTGTAAAGTAGAGTAATACAATAGCCCTGAGAATATTCTTGTATCTGTATCAGCACCGCTAGTTGCTGCATCTGTCGTAGCGTTTACCGAGCTGCTAGCTGCGCTTTCATTTCCAGAAAAATCAACTGCTGTGACCCAATAATAGTATTGTGTGTTTACAGCCAGCGCTGCATCTACAAACTTGTCAGACCCACTAAAGGCAATAGGGCTAGCTGGCTGTGAGTTAGTCGTAGCTCTGTATATATTATATCCCTTAAGATCATACAGCGTAGCGCCACCAACTTGAGTAGTTGGAGCTGTCCAATCTAAAGTTATTTGTTTTGCTCCACCCGTAGCAGTTAATCCAGAAATAGCGCTAGGAGCTGTTGTATCACCGCCTACAGTGTGCGCTGATGCTGCTACCCAAGAGCCTACATTTCCTTTAACACCTACGCCTCTGACCCGTACATTGTATTGAGCGCCACTTTCTAATGGGCTAATGTTTGCTGCTGTGTCAGAAGCTGGAATTTCTGTTCTAAAATAATTATTGTCTGTAGTTTTTTTCCATTCAATTTCGTAATGATTGAGGAATTTACTTGTTGCCGCTGTCCAACTAACTCTCGCTTGCGTTACAAATGTTCCGTCTAATTGTACTGATCCTATATCAGTAACCGAAACATTAGACGGGCTAAGACCAGCCCTTATATCTGTCAGCGTAGAATTATTACTTAATATTTCGCTTTCTTCAGCTGACCAGCTAAAAGCTGCTGATGAAGTTTCGCGCAATGTAAGACTTACACTCAGTTCCCCAGAGTCTCTTTTATTAGAAAACTTCCAGCCGACAACTTCAAAATCTTTTGCACTAAATCCGTAACGACTATTTGTAATTGCAACAACGTCACCAACTTGCACATTAAAAGCATCTAACCCAAAGTCAGCTGTAAGCGTCATGCTTTCACGCGCTCTGAACAAAGTCATTTTTGCTAACCGCTGCGCCATTGCGCTAGAGGTTGTGAAGGGTAGGGCTAAGTCTATCGCGCTTTCTACGCCAGCATCATTTGTAATAAAGGTTGAGCTTCTTATTTCTGGATAATCAGCTCTTACATAATCATCAGCAGCATTGTTAAACATTCCGCGTACAATGTTAAAACTGTCGCGTCTGCTCGGCTTAGTCTCAAGATTTATACCAGATCTAAAATCGTCTAACGTAAATGTCTTAACAGCAGCTGTGTATTCTCCTACTTTTAACTGCCAGTTTCCTTGACCCCAAAAAAGCGTTGCAGCGCATGAAGTCATCATATCGCCCAGAATATCAGACGGGCTTCTGTCTAAACTTACTACACCGTTTAGCTCATATCGTTTTTCAGTGCCGCCACCACTTAGGGTAACATTTTCGTCACAAGTATTAGCAGCTGCTGAAAATACAGTGTCGTTTGTAACGCCTGTATTATCAACCCCGTAAGCGCTCGTAAGATAATCACGAATACATAAAGCAGCGTTAGCTGAAAAAGCAGTGCTGGAAGATCTAGGATCATAAACTTTTTTGCCCTCTACTATTGCAGTAAAAAGAGGTATTCCCTCAGCAAAAACATTTTGGTCATATTCCATCCTCACATAGAGGCAAGCAATCCCTTCACCTTTAAAGTTTGTATCTTCACTACTACTAGGAGCAACACCGTCTATGTTCCATTCTGGGGGATCTGTGATCCCGTTTAGTTGGCTATAAACATCTTGATTATCAGCGCCTAAAAACTTACGAATATAGATCTTTGGATTGTTGCTATCGTCTTTCCAACGTGCATCAGAAACAAAATGATCTGCTCCGATAGTTACAGTAACGTCATTAATGTAGACGTTGCCTATTTGATTTACTTCATGACCAGCCAGCACAATTATCTGGTGCAGAAACTTATTTGTAGCACCAGTGCTTTCTATGTATGTGACAACACCGCCTTTACGGACAGTGCCGTAAACAATTTCTTGTGGCGCTGTCGCTGTTCTGGTGTTTGCTAACAATCCTGAGCTACTACCAAATGCACCGAAATCAGGCTTTGGCATAAGAGCTTTTATTGCCCAGCTGCTGATTGCTGCTATCGCTAGATAGTTTATAGCTTGTGTAATAAATATTTGGGTAGCCGTAGCACTGGCTAAAATATTCCCACCAAATAAAATAAAAGGATCACGGGGTATTCGTTCCCAGCTGTGGAGACTAACTAACCTATAATTGTCTAGACTGTCTCTCACGCTAGCACCCATGCTGATGTAATTGTTTCTATCGGTAACGCTTCCAAAGACTGCTTTCCTAAGAATACAGCGCTGCTACCTAAGCTTATTCCTAAAGCATCATTTATGACCCAGCGCCTAGCTGCTTTAGTCGTTACTAATGCGCCTCTCGGTGGTACTCCCTGAACTCGGTCAAGTTTAGTTGCCAAAGCATCATAAAGACTGTGAGCTGCAAAGCTTTTCCTAAGCTTCTCACGACTTAAATACATTCCGTTTTCTGTGTATTTACCAAGCCAATCGTCAGCATAACCAGTGCCATACATCGCTTTGAAACAGTTGTTAGTAAAAATAAAGCAATCGTTTGTGTGCCATTGAAAACCGTAATTTCTATTTGCTCTTATGTATTCGTTAAGAGCATCAAGATTAGGTTGCTTCATCGCTTGCTTGTACTTCCCGACCCCAGACAATTGATTTATCTTGCAAGCCAGATACCCAATCGAAAAAACTATCGTGTGCTGGTGTTCCAGAGTTGCCAGCGTCAAGATATTTTTGAAGCCTAACCGCCTTATGGCTTTCGCTTGTGTAGCGCCTCATATTAGGGCGCTCTAAAGTGATTAGTCTGTTTTCTATTGTCAGTTTTATTGTTGCGCTGTCTGCTTCATCTACTATGGTCATTTGATCCATGTAGCCGCTAAACACTTCAACTACATCACTGACGCCATTAAGACCCCAATAAATTGTTACTAATCTGCCTTGATATTCTTCTGTCAAAGCGTAGGTCAAAACTGTGCTTGCTAAACCTGACAGAGTTAAAGTTGTCCCTCTAGCTGATAAATCGCCAGCCTCTTCTAAACCTTCTATAGAAAGAAGCGTACCCGTTCCTGTATAAGTTGCAGAGTTAATTGTTTTATCACCGTA